GGAATGTGTTGGCGGAGGTTATCATACACCATAGCGGCAGGGTGTTCAATAGGTTTGCCGTCTGCATCGCGCATGCCGGGATTGCCTTTCAACAATATCCATGCTTCTTTCATTGGGTTCATATTATCACAACACCGTCATTACTTCTGTGTAGCGCGGTAGCGTCTCCGCAACCTGCGCTTTGAATAATTGATACTTGCTACCCAAGTCCACATTCTGTGTTCCTTCGGGTAGTAGCACGCTTCGGTCGTCGGACAGTATCAAATCCATCGCGACCAATTTGGTGCATATATCTTCAATTGCTTTTTCGACATACCGCTCACCATAGACATACGATACCTTGACTGCGTTCCATGAGAAGTAGGGGTATGAGTTGTTAAAATAAATAACACCCATATCGTAGTCGGCCCACCAATCGCGAAGACGAGCCTCGTCGCCTGTGGTTGTTCCGACATAATCAATCTTGAATTTCTTTTGAAGAAGTGTCGCGCCGTTGGTTGCCGCCGCGCTAATATCACCTACGAGGTCTACAACTCCGTTGAGTGTTGTTCCTGTAATGCTAGTGTAATAACCGTATGCGCTACCTATGTTGATGATGCCGAAAGGCACAAGCCCTGTCACATCAGCGACGGTGATAGTTGAGGATGTTGAGGATTGAACTGTGGTTGACACATCTGTTGCGCCGGAGAATGTGATGCCGGAAGATGTGCAAGCATAAGTTGAATTTTCACCCGCTTCACCGCGACGCATAGAAGTAATTTTTACTTGACCGCCGCCATAATCTGCATTAGCCGATGCCATAAACTCATGATGCACATTTGCTGTTATTGTTCCGTCTGTTTCTGTCGCATCTTCTAATATGAATGATGGACTGAATTCTGTTGCGGCTTTGCCTTTTCGTAAGTCTTTGTTAATAAGGTCGGATAATTGCTGTGCTGTGCTTACATTGTCAAATTGCGCGCGGAACTTAGAAGACCCATTACCAACAGTCAATGTTGCTACGCCACCACCGCCCGGACATAAGAATACTTTATCGGTATCAGCAGTTAGTTGTGTGAAGTCATCAACTTTCAATCGTATTTCAGCCGCGGCTATTTCGCGATAATCAGCACCCTGCCATATTTCAAGTCTTAGTATTTGTTGAGCATTGCGAAACATCAAAGGAACAGAACCAACATAATCTGTATAGTATCTGCGACGGTATGGTTTGTAAGTATCAAAGTTAAGATATTCAGCAGTCTGCAACATAGGTCGCCAAGAATTGTTTGTCAAGTTGTCTATCTTGTCTTGCGTTCTTAGGATGAGTGTTTCAACCTGTTTCTTTGTGACACCCTTACGCTTACCATTAGTGAATGATTGAAGACTTTGAACTTCCGCGTTTTCTGTTATATCAAATGTATTACTTGTGCCGGGAGACATTTCTAACCCGACAAATTTATTGCTACCGGAAGTGGCGACGGCTATTGAGGCTATTACACATTCATGAGGAAATTCGTTGTCCGAAGTAAGTTCAATTGTGTCCCCCACTTCAAAACCGACTAATCGGTAATCCCTCGCTGATATGAAAACATGCGTGTTTGAGTTGTTTTGATACATAGGGACAGGGTCGGGTAAAGGAATTTGCAGAATGTCTGCTACCTTTTGCGCGGATGTGTAGTAAAGCCTATCGGGGAATAGAGGTCTACCCTCTCGCTCTCCTGTTTGAAATACTGTCGGCATTAGACGACCTCTTCGGTCTTACCGAGATTGTAATCCATAGGCTTCTTACAAGCACCGCAACGCTCAAGATAACAGAAATGAAGCATACCGCAATGTCTGCAACGGGTACCTTGACCGATGTTGACAATATCTCGGATGTTACGCGTCTTAATGTTTTGACGCTTGATAACACCTTTCAACTTGTCCTGCTCGTCGGTCTTGACCATCGACTCTTCTGCTTGCTTCCAACCTTGCTTCTCAAGGCGGCGGAGTGTTTCTATATCCATGTCGCTCACCCTCATGAGGTGACGACTACAACATATAGATTGCCCTGCATGGTATATGATGTTATACTCTCAACAGTTTTGCTGTCGGTATAATCATCAAGAACCTTTTGGACTCCACCTGCAACAAGCGCGCCTGTTTCACAAGCCTCGTTAGGTGTAAACTCAAACACTTTGGTATTGGACAAGGTGAATCACCTTATCTCTTACCAATTGCAGTCCACTTACCTGTATTGCCACTAACGCAATCAATAACAAGTGTTGTAGCGGTAGGAATCAAAACCAATGCTCCGTCTACACCACCGCCTGTAATGTCACCAAATGTGTCACCATTGACTGTCGCGCTTAGAATCTCACTAAGATGCGATGAGAGGTCAATTGTTCCTGTTACCGCACCTGCTGCGTTAAATGTTCCGCTAAGAAGAACTAAATCTCCTATACTGTGTGGTCTGCTATCTGTCGTTGAACTAAATGCCATAATTATTCATCTCCTGTTGTTTGTGCTTCTTCGCCTTCGGTTATAGTTTCTTCGGATGGGTTAAGATGCGCGTCAATTAGCGCGAGTAGTTTTTTCTTAGTGGATAGAGATGAAGCACCTTCAATGCCATTCTCTTCCATGTAAGTCAATATATCACCTTTTTTCCAACCCATGTCGGGTAGACCATCGTTGCCTAAGTCTACTGTTTCAAAAGCATGTCCTTCAATTACAAAGTCTGCTCCATCGACAGCAGCGCGGTTAGTATCAAGCCATTCACTCGATACATTAACCGGCTTACCCCAAATCCACCAACCTAATCGACCCATGTTAGCGCCGCTTCGTCGCGGTCCTTTATAGGTTATAGTTGGCAAAGAAATCACCTCATGCGCCAAGCAATAAGACAGTTACTTGCACTACTTGATTCGCGGATTCGGAATCCAAGATAAGACAAGGCAATGCTCCACCTGTTGCGAGAGGTGCTTCGGTGGCAATATCGCTTGTGGTTGTTGAGCCAAAAGCACCTGTGTTAGTCATTGTGATTGTCACATCTTTCGCGGCTGTTGCCGAAGCATATCCGACAATTCCAAGAATCTTTGAAGCACCTGCTGAAAACAATAGAGGTTCGACTGTCGCTGCTTGGACAATGTTCACTGTGAAAGTAACCAGTCTTAGTCCACCGTTGTTTGCTCGGTCTGTTTGTTGTGGTCCAAATGAACTTGTCAAAGATGAATCGCCCGGATAGTTTGCTCCTAACCATGTCGTTTCATCAACAGGGGTTCCTTGCCTCATGTCTATATCTGCAAGTATATCGACTAATGTAAAATCACTGTCTGCTACTTTAATGCTTAATCCTTTTTCTGTTTTTGTTGTTGTTGCTACCATACTTAATCACCTCATTGTAAATCACGAATGCTACCACTAGCACCAAAGAAAGAACACCATAGTTCTCCCATAGTTCTGTAAAGCCCCTCTTGTCCAAGACGGTTAATCGCGAATGGGTCGCCGGTTTCAATACCGGACTCATAATACTGTGTTGGGATAGCAGTTTGGAACCATAGGTAATCTGTGTCAAGGTAGTACATACGAGATAGTGAATTTGCACCATCTTGAGGCATGTCTTTGGTTGGGATGATTGGGACACCGTTGTATGTAGCAACGATAAATCCTGCTTCAAGACCCGGAACACCCTTTACACCGTTGTAAGTTGGAGTAATTCTCTTACTGTCCATGAACCTTTGTTGGGATTGTAGAAGTTGTTGAACTCTCATTAGAGTGTCGTAACCAGTTAGGATAACCTTCGGGTTACCACCACGGGTCCAAAGTTGTTGAAACAATCCGTCCATTTGATTTAGAGATAGGTTTCTGTTAGCCGCGGCAACATCTACTTCTGCGCTGTGGAAATCTGCTGTTCCGTCGCGGGTAATAGAATAAATGTCGTGGTCAGTAGTTGCGCTTACATGGCCTGTACCTGTGGTCATCTTGTCCGGGTCGGAAACCAGTCTGTCAAGAGATTCAAAGTCGTTACCAACAGGTGTGTCTACATCTTCAAGAAGCATTCTGTTAATGTGTTCAGCGTGATGCTTACCCATTTCTTCTTTTAGAACTTGTCGAACATCGCCCATTCCATCATCTTTGTCGGATAGGAACATGCTAACTTCGGACAGGTCAAAGGTGTGAGCCACAGTCTTTGGCTTTGCTGCTACATGCAAGAACTCCGGTCGGCTTGTGTCCGGTAGAGTTCCGTTTTCTGCAATTCCTCCACCCTTTGTGAAGTCAGCACGCGAAGTTAGAATTCTCCAACCGCTTCTTTCCCATGGTTTCTTAGGTAGTATAGAAAAGGCATTGAACTCTTGGTTCAATTGTGACCATACTTTTCTGCCGTAAATTGCTTGATATGTACCTGCTGTCGAGGACATTAGAGGCGCGTCTGCCTTTAGTATGTCACCGGAGCCGTAGGTGTACCCTGTTGAGGATGCTCCGCCGTAGTAGTATCTTTCCATGTCTTGTACTGTTCTTACATAATTTCTTGCCATTAATAATCGCCTCCTGTCAACGCTTTATTAGCAAGTCGGTGGACATCGTCCCACGACATTGATGCTAACTCAGTAGTTTCGGGAATAGTTACGCTAGTAGTATCAGCGGACTTAGAGATTAGAGTAGATTCTGTTGATACATTGTCTATTCTACCGTTAAGTGCTAGAACTGCTTTCTGCAATTCAACAAGTGGTGCGCGAGCATCAAATTGTTGCTTTGCTATTGAATCCGCTTCAAACTTTTGCTCTTTCAAGAATCTGTCAGTAAATTGGTTGTTAAGGTCAGCCTTGAATTGTTGTTCTTCTGCTGCGGCTTTGAAAATCTCGTACGCTGCTTCAACTTCGGATGAAGAAACATTACCATGATTCAAATAATCACCTTTGATAACATTCTTGTTTCCACTTGGAGCGGAACCAAAGTTAGGTTGCGGTCTTTTACCGGAATCATCTTCGCCTGCTCCTTCAAGAGAACCTTGTCCTCTCATGTCGAAAGCACTTTCGCCCGGTCCATAGCCTTTGTTAAAGTGGTCGCGAGCCGCGTTTGGGTCAAACCCTGCGCTTTTCACGGTAGACTCTAACCAAGTCAAGTAATCTGTCGTTATCATATCATCTGCTTTGTTTGTCATGTCATCTTCTCCATACATCATTTCTTCCAACCCCTCATCATCTTCATCATCTTCGGGTTGAGTTTTCTTTTTTGGTTTAGGCGCATCGTCGTCGTCGTCGTCGTCGTTACCGAAAGGTCCGGGTCTGCCGTCGTTATCCGGGTCTAATCCACCCAAATCTCCGGCTTCCTTCTCTTCTTTGTCTTTCTTCTTCTTTTTGTCGTCGTCCTCTTCTTTATCTAATTTCTTAGATAACCTTTCAAGTACGCTTTGCAGTTCGCTCATTGGGTTCGTCATAGTATCACCTTTGTCTTCCTTGAGAATCCTAAACTGCGCTTCGGGGTTAATACCCTTCTCACAAATAGTGACCTCATGGAGTTCCATGCGACGAATTTCACGGTAATCACCGCGAGTTTGGTCGCTTTTGTTGACACGCTCAAAGGCTTGACCGCCTATTGAGAATGACCGCAGGCTTCCCTTACGGATTTCGGATGCAACTTCGCGGGCTTTTTCAATATCTCCGCGCAGTTTAATGACTACGAACATTCCTGTGTCGTCTACTTCGGACTTCCACAATCGACCGCTTGAATCAGTGTAGGAAGGAATGACACTTCCTACTTGAATATTAGAGTGTGCTAGTTGAACATTACGAAAACCATCTGCTTTCATAAAGTTACCAAACGCATCTTTCAAAGCACCGCGAGTGATTAAATCACCTTGCTTATCGACCATCTCAACTGATGCGTAACCTGCTACAATTAGGTCATCACCAATACCCTTCAAAATGACAGGGTTTGACGAAGCACTAGGTGCCGCAAGAATAGCCATTACAGCGCGACAGTATTTCATGGTATATCAATGGAACTGTTCTCAACCGCTACGACACCTTCGTCTTCTAGCGTTGCAGTTTCCCCTTGACTTGTTCGCAGTCTACTCTTTTTCTTTGAAGTTGCAGGTTTTATTTCATCGTCGCGCCTGTTTTGCGGGTCGAAGTCGGGCATAGTATCGTCGCGGATATTTTCAGTAGGCCCCTTTGGAGAACTGTCAAGACTCGCATATCCTATACCTAATCCTTGCACTCCTGTGCTAGTAATTTTTTCTTTAGACAAGTTATCTAATCCGCGCTCAAGTAGTTCAAGCCCTCTTTTGATTAATTCTTCTTCTTCTTCAAGCACTTTCTTAGGTTTTTTAGTATGCCCCGCAGGTGCTTCGGGGTCAACTTCATCGTATTCGGGGTCTTCTCTATCTTTCTTTTTATACAGAAGAACTGCTGCGGAAGTTTCCCAATACGCTTCTTGGTCACGCGCTAATTTAACAAGATAATCGTTACCCCACACAGTCGATTGAGGTTCTACTACCCAATAATCTCCTTCTTTTTTTGTCTTACAAATAACTTCATCATCAAACGCGGCGAATGTAATTACTATGTTGCCTTTAGACATCTTTACGCTTTGAGCAACATGGTGGTCACCGGATAGAATAGACAAAGTTTCAACGCTATCTGCGGCTAATGGTTCGTTTTCAGTTGCCTTGGCTGACCTTATTCTATACACAGGGTGTTCATTTTTAGACGCACTGACTCCTGTACAAGATACTGTTATGTAATCACCGACCTTGATACCTCTCCCGCATTTAGCACTACCGACATTCATGTAATGCTCGTCGCCTAACTGTTGAGCGCGTTTGCCATAATTTTCCGGGTTCATGAGTGGACCGACCCCTATCGTACAACCTTTGCCGCTACGCGATAAAACGATAACATCTACCATTTTTTCTTTACTTAACAACACCCACTTAGGATGTCGCGGCTCTCCTTTCATGTAAGTAGCGTTAGCATCTCTAAGGAGAATATCTTGATTACCCTCTTTACGAAGACCCTCTATGGCAACTTTTAACCCTTCATCATCGCTACGCTTTGTGTTGATTGGTTCGGGTAATTTGATATGCTCACTAGATTCGTATTGGGCGCGAAGATGACGGATTCGGTCTTTAGTTGGCATGTTATGAGTGTCTTCATCGGCAGTCTTCAATAAATCAACGACTGTCATCATGTCGTCGTGTAGAATAGCGTGAACTACAAAGTCCTTCTCATACACTCTACCAACTTCTTCTATCAATGTTTTATTTAGTTTAACTTCACCTTCATCATTATATGCTGTTAATTTTTTACCTTTCTTAGTCGCGATAACATGCTCACCTTGAGGATAAAGACTGATTACCCAATCACCGGTAAAACCGCGCAGATGTTGCATGTCTTCTAAGTCAAAGATTCTATGCATAAATTTGACAGGTCGAGGTTTACCATCTTCTTTGTAGAGTAAACTATCATCTATGACCTTGTCAAGTGATGTGAGTAAAGTGCTATCTTGTAAACTACCTGCACCTTCCGCGAGTCTGCCGGATGTAGTGTTAGGGTTGCTTTCCATAGAAGGACTCCAAGTTTGATAATTGATGTGGTTAGAAGCGGCAGGGTTGTAAGGTCTTAGATTAGGATTCAAACTATACATAGCGTTCTCCGGTAAAAATAAATTCATTCTTTTATTACTTGGTGAAGATTGATTGTGCTTCTCAGTTTCAGTAAACATAACACCATCTCTTAACGCATCCATATTGATATTTATAGGAAGTTTACAATTATAACCGTGTTCGTATTTATGCAACTTAGATGTGTATACAGGAGGTAATTTAGCACCGTCTAGTGAATTACCACGGACAGGCACTTCGTCGGGTTTTACTTCAACAGTCCCCGCAATAGGTGAAGTTTCGTCGTTTAAAATGTGCGCTAAGTTTCTTAAAGATTGCATTTTATTTCTATCTTTACTAGAACCTGTTGGGAATATAGTGCTTCGTTTTTTCATATTTACGCCTTGTTTAACGCTTCTACCTAAGAAACCAACATCGCTACCATACTTTGTTTGTTCCATAGCGTGTAATAACATATTGTAAATGACTTGGCTTTCTTGATTCAAACTCAATGTATTGCCATCTTCATCCTCGACATTACCTCCCCCATTTAACAAATGGTCGTGGAAAGAGTGTATACCTCCTTGGTTATGAACATAAGAAGAGCCTTTTCTGTTGCTAGGTAAACTACTTTCGACAAGAGAATTGTCGTTCATATATTGAGCATAACTATCAACAAATCTTTTGTCGTCTGTTAATCTTCTTTTGTCAGTAGTGAGAGTCGGTCTATTTAATTGTCGCTTTTTATCGGTCTTTTGACTAGGCGCGTATCTTGCCATAAAAGCATCTTCAAAACTTATCCCTTGGTTTTGCGCGGCTTTCTCTACTTGGTCAATTATTGTATTGAAAATTTGAATTTGAGATTGATTTTGAATTGGTTTCCCTGTTATACCTTCGGCTAATTTAGAAAACAATTTATGACCTTGAGTTTGTTTATTGTCAAAGTGGCCTTCTTTGATTTTTAAAAACCCGTCAGCGTTCATGCGTCTTTCTCTTGGAACTGTCATGTTTGTTAATCCTGTAATATCCTCTTCGGATAAGTGTTCATTTATTTTAGTGTCACTATCAAATCCATGATAAGCGTCGCCGTTCAACAAATTGTAGATTTCATCCGGTGAGAAATTTAATGCTATGTGTTCAGCGACATGGGCTAAATAACCAGTAGCGATGTACGCTTGGTTATTTTCCGCATCCGACATGCCATCTTTACCAAACAAACCGGGGTGTAATCTTTCAAGAGCAGGTTTCAAAGCATTGAATATTTTTTGAGTTACACCATGAGTTTGATGCGCGTGTTTTATTTTTCTATCAGCATGTTCTCGCTCGGAAAGCATTGGTCTTTCGATGTCTTGATTATTTATTTGCGCTAATCTCGCTCTTAACATATCTTTTTTAGACTCATCTCTTGTTTCTCTCATTTGATTTAATATATCATTCTTATCAGTAAGATGCAAAGATGCGCGAGATGGACCAATAGTATAAGGCGTGCCGTGAATGCTAGTTCCATTAATCGGTTCACCATCTTTTATTTTTTTAGCCATTTTTTGAGTCCATTCTAATTCAAGTTCTTCATCATCAAGATTTTGATACTCTTCGTCTAGTCTTTGTACCTCAGTCAACAGTTGTCTACGGGTAGATAAATTTTTAACTAGAGGTTTAGGTATAGAATAATCGCCTAATAAATTTTTAGACTTTTGGCGATATTGAGAATAGTCTTCGCTGTTGTAGATAGCGTTACCACTAGGTGTAGACATATCATTGCCGGTCAATTCGTGGATTACATTTTTACCATCACGGTCTTGACCTAAAGGGTCGACATGGTGGTCGTGATGAATATTACCTCGTTTAAAGTTCTCAATTGCTTTTTCATTTTTTTCACCGTGAATTCCTGTATGCGCGCCAAAAAGCCCCAACGGTATCAACAATCTATCTTCTGCTTTATTTTTATCATGAGTAGTATGGTTCAGTTCACCTGTGTGTAACTGTTCTGCGAGAAATAATTTGTCATGCCCGTTGTCATTTGCTCTATTTCTCAACTGACTAATCTGTGTCATTGGGAGTGATGATATTTTATCTATCTCGTCGGGTAATCCATCCATACCTAGAACCCCTATATCTTCTTCATAATCGCTTGGTAAGTATGTAGTTTCATGACCAAAGAAAGAATACAATGATTTCAAAGATGTAGACCTTGGTTGAGGATTTTTATCGACCATCTCCCCGTAAGAAGTATTCATTCTCGCTAAGGCTTGTGTAGTTTGACCTGCCGGGTTGTTGACTGTATCAATCGGTATAGAAACGCTGTTTGCTCTATCATTTTCGGGGTTGAAAATTATTGAATCAAACTCGCTTAATTTTTCTTCTTTGTCCGGTGAGTTTGTTAAAGCCCTGTCTAAATCATCTCTTGTTTGCGCGTCTATGATTTTGTCACCTGTTTTTTCATACACATTTTTTCTTCTCGCGCCGCCTTTAAATTTATCTCTCATTCCTCTAAAAATTGGTAACATTTTAACATCGGGCATACTACTAAAGTATACTTGAGGGAATGATTCTTCTCTTAACTGCGGAAGGTCATCGAAATCTCCATCTAAACCACCATGTGTGCCTAGCGATTGACTTAGAATTCCTTGAGCAGTCAAAGCAGGTTTAGCGTCTTTAGAATCTATCCAATCATCCGAAAATTTGTGAGTAAAAGCGTAATCATCAAGAGTTGACATTTTCAACCCTGTAAGAGCGTTTTCAATTACAGTGTTGCTAGAACGATTGATAATATCATCTAAGGTTTCTTTATTATTTTCAAAAAAACCGTTTTGAATTAAAGACTTCATGTTAGGCGGTTCATCAGTCATTTCTATTTCCGGGTCGCCAAAAATATCTTCGGCATAATGAGGGTACTTACCCTCACCTGTAACAAACATCCCTGTGTTGTCTATCAGTCCATTAATGTCTAAACTGTCGAATAAAGATGCGTATGTCGAAGGGTCTAATTGGTCAAAACCTTTACCGTTGCGCATTTTTCCCTCTAACTCTAATTTTTTCCTTTGACTTCTATTAGTTAACATTTCAGCCTCGCCGCTGTCATTTAAATAACGATTAGCGGTTCGATGACTAAATGAATTTTTTAAAGATGGACTTGAGTAAGCGTTTCTCAAAGCACCGTTCATTAATCTAGTGTGATGAGCCATGAAACCTCTCATGTCTAAGCCCTTTCTTATATCGGGAAATATTGCATTTAACTCTTTGTCATCAGCACCTTCTATCATCCACTTTTCGACTTCTCTAATTTTATCATTCGGTAACATGTATATACCGTATCTGTACGCGTCTGTGCCTATTCTCTCCATGTCCGGTGAGATAAATGAACCATCGTCCAATTGAATGCTAAGATTGTCTTTTACTATTTGATGAAGTTCGTCGGCTATTTGCGTTTTAGGCGCACCGTTTTCATCAAACGCGCTTCTAAACAAATACTCTCTAGGTATACCTTCATGTTCCCATTTCTTACACCAAAGAAAATATGGGTTCAAATCATCATCATCAACTAGAGGGAACTTCTCAGCATAATCTTTTTTGAAATCGTTGAACCCCATTTGATAAATTGATTGTAGATTAACCGCATCACCGTTCCAATTAGTAAGCAAGTGGTCTGCTTTCAATGAAGAGTGCAAATTTTTAGCAACATTCTTCATTTCTTTATCTAACTTTTTGGCCTGCGCTCCGTTATTTTTATACAAATGTCTTATCATTTTATGAAACAAAGGTTGCGAAGAGTAGGAACCTATCTCGTCATTATAGTTAGGGTGTAGACCTAACGCGTGTATTTTGTGATGCTTTGTTCTTATCTCATCTTGACTGTAATCATCAATGTTAGGAATGGTTTGGTATCGCCAACCGGCTTTACGCCTAACCATAGTATCTAACGCTTTTAGGTTACCGTCTTCAACTGCTTTATCCCAATCCTCCATGTGAAAAATAGGTAGACCCTTGTGATGTCTTTTTTTAGAAGGCTCAAAACTTGTGTCTTTTGAAGTAATAATTTTCGCCTCATCTTTGTAAGGCAAACTTTCAATAATTTTCTGCGCCTCTTTTACTAAAGGCGCGTATGTGTAGTTTTTACGAGATAAATTAAGCGCGCTAAACAAAACATCCGTGGCTTCGTTTTTACAATCTTGCTTAGCAAACAAAGCGCGTACGAAGTCTTTGACTACTCTATCGTGGTACCGAATGTCATTGTCACGCACACTTCTTCACCTCAATAAAATTCGGTGAGATTGTATGCTCCTTCGGGATTCTTATCGGATGGGTCACCTGCTTTATTTTCACGCATTTCAACTACATTAGGATAGCCGGAGTGTGTTTTAAGATTGGCTTTCTCAGCCTTTGGTTTTTGACGCTTAACATCTTCGACTTTTATTTTTTGTTGATTAGTCCAATAGTAGCCCGGTCTAACTTTTTCTACACCATTGACTCTTTCAAAACCATCAGCATTAGTAGAGCCGAACTCTTTGGACTCTTTTGATTCAGCCTTTTGCATAAGTTTGTTTGCTTTCTCAATTAATTCATCTACATCGGGGGCAAGTTGCCCTGCTTCAACTTTCATTGGCTTCATTGGTCAATCCTCCTTCCTTCTGCTTCTGCGGCGGTGTTAGCCATCGCGTGAATTTCGCTCCAATCCATATCGTGCCATTCTTCGTTTGACGCAGGCATACTCATACCTGCGTCGTCAATAGCGTTTGCGGCTTTGCTGATGACATCATCTCGGTCACCGCGTAACGGGTCACCCCAAACATCTTCATTAGCAGGAGTCTTAGCGCGGACAAAACCCGCTCTCTTTAGTAACAATTCCGGGGTGTGAATGCTTTTACGCATAGATGTAATTTCAGCATCCATCGACTCCATCTTGGTGATGAGGGCTTTCATCAACACCATAGCATCGGTGTCTTCTGCCATACTCACACCTGTCCTTGTTTCTTGAAATGTGAACCTATTCTATCCGGCCCGATATAACCCATTGGTCTGTCACTAGATTTAGCGATAACACCTTGCGTACTGTTAAATTGCGCAACAGGGAATCCTCCGGCAAATCTGTCATTAACTCCAAGAACTTTGTCGCCTCCGTTCTCGGACTTGTAAATTGCAGTAACATCGTCTGCTAAAAAATCGCTTGTAGTCTGTATACTTCGCAAAAATTGTTCTGCTGATACAAGGTCGTCGTTAGCAAGCGCGACTTTGAATTCGGATAGCGCAGTTTCTAATTTACGAACCATCGGGTCCATCTTATGTAATAGGCTCATGCGACTGACCAAGCGAGCCTAAGTCTTTAACTTATCCCTAAAAACCACTTTCTTTATTTTTACTTGTAGGGTCTTTCGCGGCTTGAACGCTATCGAGTGCTTGCTCTAATGGAGTTTTTTCACTTCCGCGTTGATTCTTCTTGGAAGAAGGTGCGCCGGATTGATGAGTTTCGGAACTAATAGGAGCAGGTCCGTTATCGCGTTGCCCTGTTCCTTCACCAAGACCGACCATACCGCCTTTCTCCATCATCATGATTTGACCACCGCCCGGAGGGGGCGCTCCGCCCGGAGGAGAAGCCCCTGCCCCCGGTGGCATCATCGCGCCCCCGCCCTGTGGAGGTATGCCACCGCCCCCCGGTGGCATTGGTGGAGGCATTCCGCCACCCGGAGGCATTCCGCCACCCGGAGGCATTCCACCCGCCGCGCCGCCTTGTTGTTGTTGCATAACTTCTTGCGGGTCGGGTTTTTTGTAGACAAAGCGTATATCACGGCCTGCGTCTTCGGTCAACTCCGGTTGGAAACCAAGTTGTTGCATACGCTGTGCGATGTTAACTTCTTGCTCATCGCGTCTAAGTCGTGTTATTTCATCTTCTTCCTCATTCGGATAAAGAGTCAAAGTCCAATCTTCAACTCCCATTTGCTCAAGCATTCTTGGGAATAGTTCTCGCGAGTATAATTTTTGACCGGATTCAACTGCTCGGTTTGTGACAAGAATTTGCATACCTTCATTGTTAAGACCGCCGGATTTACCGGCATCCATCATAAACACATTAGAAACGCCGTAGAATGCCGCTATACGCATTCGGATTTCGTCGCGAACTTGTGCGTATTGCATCTCATCAAGACTGTCCATGAAACGAACAAACTCAACTTTACCACGACCCGATGCTGACTCAACGCCGACTTTTGGTATATAATGTGGGTCGCGCTCCATCTTTTCTTCTGCGCCTTTCCAAAATGAAGCAGTTGATTGAATGTTATCGGTAGTGATTGCTAATATACCTCTAGGTATTCTTCTCTTTTGATACGCAAGATAAATGTAATTATCCATTGCTGTAAGTGATTGCGCTTGCCTCCACATACTAGCGACAGGAGAACGCCCGTACAACTTAGACGGATTAAACTTAGACAAGTGTAACACCTCACCGTCAAGATAGTATTGCGTCTTACCACTCCCCGCTGTGTTAATGTATTGAACATCTTGTAGAGGTAGTGAACATACATCGCATTTTTTATGGTCGCCGTTGTGAGGGTATGTCTTGTCGCGATGAACAGGACATAGCAAATACCTACCTCCGCGCTTACCCGCTTTGTCTGCTACAATACGCATAAATGTCGGGTCACCGCGGACTAATTCTTTGATACGGAAAAATTCTATTTCACCACTATCGGGGTCGATAAAATATTCTTTAATAAGTAATAAGAAAGCATCATCTACAATATCTAAATCCCATTCTATCTCTTTCATTACTTCTATGAAAGATTGGTCCATACTGTTGCGTTGTTTCATCAACCAACGCGGATATATAATTTGGTCAGCATCGGGGCTATCAAAGTCTTCGTTACCGCATATACGGCAATTGTCAACAGTATCGTGTTGATATTCTTCACCGCAATTATTACACTTCTTGTGAAACTTTTTCTCCCAATAATAACCGCGTCTAAATATCTCTTGACATAAAGTATTGATAGTCGTTCTCAGTATTATAGATTCTTGAACCGTAGCGTACAAAGCAGGTATAGACACACCTTGTACTAATACAGGTTCTTGAATACCGCTCTTCCAAAGCGGCATTATAGGTTCGGGGGTTGTTCTTCTACGGAATGGGCTAGTCAATGTTGATAAAAATCGACCGACCAATCCTTTTTCTTCTGCCATTACATCATCTCCACAAGTCGGTTGGCGTCGTCAACTAGACGCAGGGTTTCGCCGTCCCGACTAAACATTGCTAGAACTCCCGCTTCATCAATGTTCCACTCCTTCAACAACTCTTCGCGCTTGTCCGGCACATCTTTCCAATTCAACCATTTAACGATACGAAACAACTCATCTCGCCTTGACTTGATAATGTCGGTTTTACGACCGCGCAAATCAAGTAACTCAATTACAGCACCCGCTTGCCCTTTCTTCATGCGAAGATGCGGTCGGATGCCTTTCATCAATTTTCTTAAATGGTCTTCACTATAAAACTGTAATCTATGTTGTGTTCGTCTACTATTCTTGTGTATCTTCAAATCAGTTTGAAGCACACCACAACCAAGTGCTTTGTGTAATTGCTCACAATGCATCTTCCCTCGTTCACCGGTAGCGATAAAACCTGCTCTTGGCTCAAGCCTCTTTGTAATAGTGATATAACCATCAGCGTCTAAGAACCCTGCGGCGTAAGCCCATACATCTTTGAAAATAACAGTATCGTCACGGACAAGACCCCAACCGGTACCCACTTTTTCTATATTATATTCAACGCCATGCATTTTCATCAGCGTTGCTAATTTTTGTGTAGTTAACTGTTTAACCCCATTCATGCCATTAAATATTTCTTTAGCAGGTAATGGACCTCTATCTTCTAACACATTTACTGCTTTAGTCAACCATATCGCTTCGGTTTTTTTAATGTTATCGACTGAATGAAGCGCGCCTTTCCATTCTTTTTTAGCATTTTTCTTCAACTGTTGCGCATCTACCCATAGTTGTCTTTGGTCGTTATTGAAATCTCCGTTAATCAATAATAATTTGCTGATGACATCATTGGCCTTTTCCCATTGAACGCAAGCGCGACGAAGAGCATACTCACGGTTTTGACCATGCTTACGAAGTGCTTGTAAATCACGGTCGCTAATACCTAAAGATTTGACAGTTAATTCATGCTTACCAATCCATTCTAATGAAGACAAAGTCGCATCAACTTCTTGCTTCTTAGCGATACGAATAGCGTAAATTGCTTCATCAATAGCGTCTTTCATACTTTTATGTTCGCGTCTAGCCATTCTCAAGTCTTTGACTAAAGATTCAGCACCTCGTCCAAACATAGATTGAAACCAACCACCATCGGGCATTTTAGCGACAAGTTGCTGTTTGACTTTCATAGCCATTTCTTCTTCTTTTTTCTTTTCTTCTATTTCATTAGGTTTGGCAGGCACAGGATTTGCGTTAGCCTCACCCTGTCCTTGTGAAACAGGTTTAGGGGCGTCACCAAAACTAGCGCCTTGTATTGAATTTTTAATTAGAGGGTGTGAAAGTAACATAGATTCTATGTCTAATAAATTAATTATTGTCAACTATCATCGCCTCCGGTTTGCCTGCTTTAATCCAACATTTTTTACAAAATCCAAATGGTTGCGGGTTGTCTGTCGCGTAACACCACCCGCAATACTCATCCATTTTAACAATTCCACCTTGCCAACGCTGCGCCTTTCGGTGTTTTTTTACCGCCTTTACTGGTCGGTCCTTTAACACCGCTCATTCTTGCGCAAAATGATTTACGGCGACCCGCTGCTTTACCACCGGGTTTGAGTTTGCTTGGTTTCTTTGTCACCGGTCGTTTCAAGTTAGCGCCTGTTTTACGCTTTGCTGCGGCTCGACCTTTAGCGTTTAATCCACCTGTCTTAGCATGTTTGTTAGGGTTATACCCATGAAACGGTTTGCTTTTCTTTTTTGCTTTTAACACAGAACTTGCTATCTCAAACGGTGAACAACAATCGCAGAACGATACTTCTTTCGATATATCATCATCATTCATCATCGCTAACTCTTCTGCTGTTATTGGTTCGTGCATTATGTATTCGTATTCCATTTTAACCACCGTAGGTTTTCTCATCTTTCAACAACTGAAAAGCAATGTCCATTGGTTCGCCTGTGTTAATGTCTTGCCAATTAGTGTTAAATTGAGGTTGATTTAATTGCCTGTGCATTTCATCTATTGACGGTAAAAAGCCTTCCGCCGCTTCTTTGAAACATTCTTGACATCTCGGTTCGGGAAACCAAGCATTGTGTTGAGCCACCCTGCCGCTATTACAAAACTTACAAGGATAACCATGCATAGTGCGATGTTGATAATCTTCTAAACTTTCACCATATTGCCTATCATCTTCGCTTTTCACGATTGTCGGTTTTCCACCTACTCCTTGTTTTTTACTGCGCTTTCGCTTTGTAGCCGCGCGCTTTTGACCCGACGACATTGAGCCGCTAGTCTTTGGAGTTTTACTTGATACCTTGACGGAAGGGCGACATTTAGGATAGCCTTTGCTTCCTTTCTTAGCCTTTGACCTACCGCAAGGGGGATGCTTGCCATCCTTACCTGTGCGCGATACATCCACCCACTTCTCCTTGAACCATCGGTTCAAGTTCTTCTCAACTGTCATACTACGCGCACCATCTTTTTCAAAGCAGTTTTTTGTTTATCCATCAAAGCATAACATGGGCATTTAGGTGATTTGGCAGAACATTGATTCCCTTCAATCATGCACACACAAGGTGTTTTTTTTGTACCACCGCAACAACATTTATCTTTTTTGAGTTTCATTTCTTCTTTCCCTTCTTTTTCTTACCCTTGAATTTACCGCGACAGTATTGAACTGCCCATCCGTTAGCATACGCGCTTGGGTAAACTTTGAATTTACGCTTTGCCGCGGCTTTACCCGCCGGGCATAGTTTCTTTTCAAGATAACCAAAAGCCGCATTCGTTCCTACGCAAAATTCACAATTACAATCAGTCATCATTAACCACCTCGGCAAATAGGGCAAGGGTCGCCCTCATCAATAGTTCCTCTCCCTTGACAAGCAGGGCAATTAGTATCACCGCTTGGAGTTTGTGTCATGAACCCTTGAAGAAATTGTTGCATTTCGCGCTTTTCTTCGAGGCTCAAAGGTTGACTAAAATCTCGCGCAGGTTGACAATTATGGTTGTTTAATCCGGTTTCACCGTAAAAATAACGCTTACATTTAGGGCATTGCACTTTGCGCCCACCGCGACCCTCATCACCGAGAGGGGTATTTTTCAAGAGATGCCACCAACCTTCCGTCATTTTAACCACCTAACTGTTGTCTTGCTAATTCTGTTGCCTGTTGGTTAGACATTCCTTGAAGTTTGAAAGCAGCAATCATATCAGCCATTTCTTGAGATATATTTTGCGGAAAAGCGTTAGCAAAAGACCCACTCATCATTTGTTGAAACTGTTTTGCGTGCGCTTCTCGCTGTTCTTTTGCCGCTCTAATTTCCTCCATAGCCAAGTCCATAGGATTTAGTTCTTGAGGTGGGTTAGTATTTACATTACCACTAGCAGAAATCTGTGTGTTGTTATTACCCGTCGCTGTTTGATTAATCTTTTTTGGCTCATCAAATGACTCTCTAAGTACCATCTTAGGGCGGCGCTTCGGCTTTAATACTCTCCGCTTGTCGCTGAACTCCATCTTAGGTCGGTCGTCGTTACGGATTGGCTGCAATACTCTCCGTTTAGTTTCTTTTCTCAATCTAACAACCCCTCCATTATTTCATCTAAGTCAACAATTCGCTCACGGAACTCCGTTGTGGCCCAATGAGCCAAGGCAAGAGCAATAGCAAAGTCATCGTGACGACCAATGCTGTCTAACTTACCTTTTTTCGACATACCAAACATCATCAGTTCGCGCTCTAATTCACTAATCATTGTTCGTGAACGGTCGTCGCCCCATGGTAATCGTATTTGCTCGTTCTCAAAGCGCAACACCAAACCCATAAGAAGTGACTCACGGCGTTGGCGTGTGGAAATAAATGTCTTGATAGGAAGGTCTGTGTCTGCGCGTAGTTCAGTAGCGAAGACGCGCTGAAAATTGTTGGCTTCAAGTTCGATAACATCGGGACTAAACTTGGCATTGAGTTTTTGAATTTCCATAATTTGCGTGCGGAAATCCATATTTTTACGACGAACTGCATGAACTAATTCAAGCAGTTCGGGATTAGTTGATGGGCGACGAAGTACAACCATAACAGTGTAGTCAGCCGCTCGGTCGCTAGAAATAGCAGGGTCCCAACCGATAAAGTATTGGTCGTCCGGGTCACCTGTTTCGCGATTAATTAATTTAAGAGAGTTGTCTTTAGCGGCTTGTAATACTGTCGAAGGGAATAAACTAGACACATCGTCCATTGGTTCGCAAAGATATTCTCTAGCGAATGCAATCGCAGGCATATCAGCACGACGCGCATCTAGTGATTCTAAATCCCACCTCTCCGGCCATAGCGCAACTCCCCGCGCATTGATAGCAGGGTATGTTTCAACAAGATAACCGTCACGACTTTCAAGTTCTGTGTAAAGGTCAGTTGGAGTGAACGGTGTCCCGACTATCATTAGTTTCGATGTGTGGTGGAGTGTCGGGACAAGAACTTCGTAAAACCATGAAGCGACGCGAGCAAGTTCTGTGTCAGTTGTTCCCCACAGAATGTCGTCGCATAGAATAAGGTCGGGGTGTATACCACGAATAGCACCGCCAACAGACTTCGCGCTAATGTTAGAACCGTTAGCAAAACCAAAAAATGTTTTAGACCATGAATCGGCTTTTTTCATTTTAGCAAGAAACGGTACACCATCAATCAAATCATTAAGCGTGCGCATGTGATGTATAGACTGATGTAGACTGTGTGAAATTAGTACGGCTTTTGTCTTAGGGTTGAATGCTGTCTTCCATAGCATGTAGCCAAGGAATAGAGTTGACTTACCATGGTCACGCGCTGCCTTAACACAGTATCTTTTGCGTTGTTCTAAGTTGTTGTACCATCTTTCGTGATGATGTGAAAGTTGAAACCCTAATATCTGCTCAAAGAAGAATTTGAAGTCGCGCTTCGCTACTTCAAAATCTATTTCTTCAATGGCTTCAAGGGAAATTGCTTGCACTTAATCACCTAACTTCCAACCTCTTTAAGAGTGCATCCCATTGTGAATCTAATCTGTCTTCGGATAATAACTTAGGAGTCCCGACCTTCACCGCCGGAACCTTGTTCTGTGTGTCTTGCACTTTCTTACTTGCTTCCGCGTCGCCTTGTTGCGCATCTTCGATTATTTCTTCCGCTTCCTGTTGGTCTTCTGCATGACCTAATTGAACCATCTCTATACCAAGAGATTGTAGCATATTAGACGCGGCTAGTCCTTGCCCTCTACCGGGGAATGAATCCGGTTTGAAATCTTCTTCACCCGCATGAATCCTAGCCATTTGCCTTCTTCTATCTTTTGAACCATACTCTTGACCGGCACCTTCGGCACCGTAATGACTTGCTATATTATCATCGTAATACTTCAAAGCATCAGCACTCGTCATTGGAGCCATATCTTGCCCGGTGAAAGTTCCGGTAGTCGAGTTGTTATCTGCTGTTGTTGGCATACCTGCTATCGACGCCTCTTCTTGCTGCGGTGGTGCTGCTGTTGGTACAGGTGATGGCGCTTCCGGCTCTTCCGTAGTTGGCATACCTGCTATCGACTGCTCTTCCGGTTTAGCATCAGTCATGGAACTGGTATTTGCTTCCGGCGATGCCTGTTCCATTTGCTCTTCTACTGCGGCGGTTGTTTCTTCCGGTAAGGAGACATTTTCCGTTTCTGCTTGAGGTTGTTGACCCAAACCTAACGCGCCTAATTCATCTCGAATTCGGCTTGATTCTCTCTTATCCCTGCCCATGTCTAATGCTCTTCCTATGGTGCCTCTAGGCGATGTTTGTAAGCCTACATTAAGACTCTCCGATTCAGCCCGCATAGCGTCTTGTACATTACCTTTGGAGGAATCTATGTTGAAGTTTTTGCCGTATCTATTTGCTAAATCTTGAATAGCGGCCCTTCTGCTAGTTCCACTTGTAGGAGAATTTTCGGGGTATCTTCTGTTAATCTTATCCATTTCAGTGTCCATTCTACCCACCGCGTTGTTAAGAGATTCTCTTCTAGCAGTAGCGTGTCTTCTTGCTGCGGATTCGTCCTTTGCACCTCTATATGCTTCTCTACCATATCTAGCGACATCGCCTACGCCTTGAACAAAATTACCCATTCTTTCTTTTACGCCCGGAAATTTTTCTGCTAAAAAACGCCCTGCACCTGCAACGGCACCTCCAACTTTTTTCGCGGCACCTGCCATAGCGGGACCGGCTCTATCTATACCTCTACCCATAGCATCGGTAGCGCCGTAGTAAGCAGGTGAGAGAACTTCTCTTCCAATGTTCTTCGCGCCTTGCACTAAACCGCGAAGTCTTTGACCTGTTTGAGCATAGTCGCGACCTCTAGGTGCTTGACCTGCGGCTTGAGCCGCTTCTATATTTTGGTTTGCTTGATTAACTCTTTGCGCGCCGAGTAAGTTTCTTACTTCTCTCTTGTTTGTCGCGGCGGTCTGCTGTCCGCCACCCAAATTGACAGGCACAGCACCTTGGAAGGTTTGAGGATTGATGCCAAACATTGGGTTTTGCGTTTGCTTCCGAATGATGTCGGGGTGAGAGTTGTCGCGTTCTGCAATAGCCTTGATAATTGGTTCCCAACCGCTGTCTTGTTGGTCAAGCATAACATAGTTAACATCGGAGAGGTTACCTCCTTTTGCTAAGATATATTCTAATGTACCCGCATCTTCTCCATATTTAATCATACTACTATTCCAATCTAGTTCCCATTGTTCAACCATTAATTGCACCTCCGCAAGAAGTCTTGATGATGCTCACCACATCATGTGTAGTGTTAAAAGATTTCGCGACAACACTCCAATCTCCGAGTGACATCGCGACAGCCCTTACATCAACACTTGTCATACCGACTTTGTCTGCGAGTTTTTCCATATCGTACTTGTTTAGCGGGTCGTATTTGACTATCAACGAACCTCCTGCTTCATGAAGTTGCACCCTCTCCATGATATTTGCTATGACGCCCATAGGGTCATCGTTTGACATTTGTATACGCGGGTCAAACCCGCTGAAACCACTAAAGCCACTAGCAGGCGCGGCAAAGCCGCTATAACCTGCCGCCGCTGAACCGCCGAGTGAAGCGAGTGGGTCTACCGCAGAAGGTCTTTGAGTTGTTCTAGTAGCAGGTTCAACGCTTAACTCTTCTTCCGGTGGTCGAACAGGCGGAGAATCTTCAAACTCGCTTACATCAAAAGTTCCGCTAGAAAGATGCGGTGGGAAAGAATCGTGTAAGTGGTCGTAGTTTGTATTGAATTTACCGCGCATCTCATGGTGTGAATCAGCGTTACCTAACTCGGCTAAGTTGAGTTGTTTACCACCTTCTAAAGAAGCGATTTCTCTATAACCGTCCATAACACTTGATGGAGCCGCGGGGTAAGAGTTTAGAGAATCCATGCTTATACCCATTTCTTCGGCTGTTTTCAGCATAGCCATGATTTCAATGGCTGCTTTATTTCTACCTCTATCACCGCCTCGAACTAAAGGCGCGAATTGACTTTGATGTCTAGTGAATATATTTTTGACATCGGGATTTTCTTTGATGCCTAAAATAGATTCCATGTTCTCCATAACTTTTCTCAAACCTGTTTCCGAACCACCACTACCGCGACCATACATCAGTTGGTTAACAGGCGCGCGTGCCATTTTTCTTGCTGTGGGTTGGTCATAACCCATACGAATAAATTTGTTCATGTTTTCTGTCGACATGTTACCCGAAGCAGAAGGAACAAAGAAATCACTTGGTAATACTGAAATAATATCTGCGGGTTTTATTTGACCGTACGCGGCTGTCTGCGCATGAGCATCTGCGTAATGAGAGGGGAAAACTGTATTATCTTTTGATGTTGGGTCGCGCTCGTTTGAAGAGTATCTTCTTGTAACCCCTCCTGTAATTTGTTGAGGTTCTATAACATTCTGCTTAGCGCCTATTGTACTTTTGTAACCCCTTTCTTTGTTAACATCATTCAACTCATTAGCCATGTGTAGCGCGTGAGATTCAAGATGCAAACCTAATGTTTGATGAGGTTTATTATTAGTGAGATTATTAATCAATCTACCTTTGTCATCTCTAACCTTCCTGTCACTAGATGGAATTCTTCTTGATTGATGAGAACCGTAGTGATTACTCATATATTCGGGATGCAATTGATAACCTCCATCCCTAGGGAACGGTATTGGCAACTTTTGACTTACATCTCCCGACTCGTCTTTCGTCGCGTTAAATCTTTTAGTTGCTTCATTCATATCTTCTTTTGCGTGTATCAAAGCCCTACCGAAATCTTTGACATACTCTCCGTTTCGGCCTTGTTCCATTATCTCTTTAGCCATTATTTCAGCCGCTCTACTCATCGGCCACTTGGTTATGTGTTGAGCATCTAACTCTTCAAACGGATTACCTGTCATTGAATTGATGTAAAAATGTGATATTTTGTCATGTGGCGAGTCTTCCGGTGGGAAAGACATCGGGTGCATAACACCATCAGCGTCGCGGTAATAGACGCCTTTACCTTTTATGATTAAGTCACTCATTGAACCAACTCATATTCTAACCGAAAATTGGGTCATCATCTCTTCTTTCCACTACTTTTGGTGGCCCTCGCGGTTGGTCGGGTTGCCCGAAGTTGATGTAATTTCTTTTTTCAGCAGGTGTCCTTCGTAGACGCTGTTCTTGTCGACTCTTGTACCTTTCCTTCTGCTTCTTTTTAGCGTCTGCTTGCATCTGTTTCAATTTTTCCGGTAAATCTTCACGACCGCCGGGTTCGTAACTAGGATGGCGAGCATCAAATTTATTTTTACCTTCAAATGTTTCTCCTTGTTTGTCGTGGTCAATAAGACGCCTTATATTCCCTCTAAGAGTTGGTTGTTCGCTACCTGCCTGTTCGTCAAATGTAGTGCCTCTTACTCCCTCTTCATTAAACGGAGTTTGGTGATAGGCTTGACCACGACTATCGTATTTAGGTTCGTCATAATTTAATTTAATATTTCTTCTCGCGACATTTTCTTGTCTAGGTAGAATGTTCATAGCCATACTTCTTAATCTCTCATCTCGTTCATGTCCTAAAGGAGTTACAGAATCAATTGCTCTATCTGCAAAATTATCTCGTATCTCATTAAACATTCTTTCTTGTTCTTCGTCGTTTGCCTTTAAAAATATCCACCAATTCATGATATTCCACCTCTTCTAACATATAAATCGTAAGCGTGAGTTCCCCATCT